GCAGCACCGCCACAGCAGAAGGAGGAAACATGAAAGACCAAAAAACTACTATCCCAACATCAGGAGTATATGCCCTTTATGCAGGGCCAAAACTGAGTAAATGGTCTGTTACATTAGCCGATCATTTGAAGTTGACCCCGCTTGAAGGAAGAGAGCCGAATGCATTTCACCGGCTCATGCAGCGGCTGATTTTAGGCTTCAAGTGGGAGAAGTCGGAGTGAGAAAAAGCCCGGGAGATCCGGGCTTTGTTTATTTCGGCGGGGACGATGCAGCGAGTAGCCGCGTTTTCTCCGAACTCCCGTGGGTTGACCCCAGCCAGAAAGCCATGGCGGCGCCCCACGCTGTTCCAAGCTGGCCCAGCATGATCAGCAGCGCCTGGCTGTCATCCACTTTCAGCATGCCGCGCATCATGCCGATCAGGATCGAGAAGTAGCCAATCGTCACCATGCAGGAAAGGATGGCCGGCATCAGGGATCGCGTGGCCACCTGCATATCGCGGGCGCCCTGGCGGTCTTTTACCTCAAGCTCCTCAAACTTGAAACCGAGTTCCTTCTCTTGCTGCTGCATCGCAAGCTCAGCCTGTTTCAGTGCAAGAATCTGCTCGCCAGTCAGTTGGCCTTGTGTCAGCGCATCTTGAACCTTCTGCTGTGTTGCATCAGACCAGCCGAATGCCTTGCCTACAGCATCCACGGCCAGGCCGGCGAGAGGTCCACCGAGGGCGCTCGCGACAGTAGGGGCAATTGCCCCGATAGTGGCTTTCCAGTCCATCAGAAGACTCCTTCACGCATTGCTTTTGAGAGGCGCACGGCACGCGCACCGACTTGCTGCGCCCAGCGGGATTGCAACATTCCATCAGCCGCGTCCGCATAGCGTCCATCGCGCATTGCCTGCAAGGTGTTCTTGAATGTCTTGAGACCTGGGACGCCTAGGTTAAAAGCCATCGAAGCGATGACATTCTGCCGCGCATCGCACATACCGCGCCACCAGGGCATCGCGATATCGAGTTCTCGCTCGACAAGCTTGATATCGTTCCCTAGCAGGTAAGCAATCTCATCATCGGATAGGCCACGGTCATCCAGATTTCGCCCTACGCCAATGGTTAGCTTCCCCACGGTATCCCTGTATGGGAAATTCTTCTTTCCCTCATCGGTGATCAACTGTGAGACCAGGCGATCTTTGTCCATTATTCAGCCCCGTCATTTTGATATGCACGCCATTCACGCGCTAATTTGACCAGTTGAATTGCAAGCACAATTGCTGCTGTGCAGAAGCCCAATGCCACGCTTCCACGTGCTAGCCACCCTGTAATGATGTCCATCTGTGCTGCTGCTCCTGTCGAGGCTGCTCCAGCAGCAACAGCAGTGGCAACTTTAGGACTGCTAGCAGCATCAATAATGGCATCTTTGGCGTTTGCGAAGTGTTCGTTCATGTCGTTTTCGTTTGATGATCAGCCTAAGCCCCGACACCAGAAGCGCCAGGAACCATAGCGCGCCTGTGTAGATCAGCATCGTAGCGGCCCACATATAAAAGTCGCAGGAATTGGACATAGCAAAGCCCCTCAATCAAAGCGTTGTAATAGCTTGGCGGGGCATAGGCCATGTAGGCGCAGAAACCTACGAAATTGGCGGCGATTGAGGCAATGCATGTGGCCTGTATGTCGTCGCAGAGACGCTCCGAAATGAAAAATGGAGCGCAGTAGAGAAGCAGCAGATCAACGGCGCCAGCGCTTCCATGATAAATGAGCATCCATGCCGGATTATTAGGGCATCCGAGCATCACAAAATCATGGACTTTGGCCGCACAATAAAGCAAGACCATCAATAAAAAGCGTTGGCGCCAGGTATTCACTTGCTCTTCTTCTTGGTAGGAACAGAGGTTTTCTGTTCAGTTGGTGGACGTTGTTGACCACCACCACCGGTTGCTTTCAGTTTTTTCATGCTATTTCCTTTCATTGATAAAAATTTCTTTTTATATACACCGCAAAAAGGCGACACAACTCATGCTTGTTCGGCTGCATCATCCTCAACTGGCCTGATCGGAGCAGATTGCACATTTCGCTTAAATTCAGCAATCATATCAATTGCATGACCTGGGAATTGAGCACGCTCCACAAGCTCAAGAATAATCTGCCGCTGTTGTTCATTATCAAGAATCATGTCTTAGTTTCCATAGTAAGGGATTTTGTAATTTGTTCCATCAAGTTTGAAGATAAGATATCCATTAACTTGAGCAGGAAGAGCGCCACTAGTGCCACCTGTCGCAGTTGCAGCGGTATTGCCAGAACTTGGGATAGAAAAGCCTTGATTCATCTGGAAGCGTGCAGCGGAGATAAGCAACCCACCGCCAGCGTTCAATGTAACGGTGTCGGTTGGCTCAAATGAAACCTTCTGTCCATTTGCTAAACGAATAGCTGCACTGGTGTACGTGGCGCCTGTCAGGTCGATGCCGAGGCTAGCCTTCCCAGTGTCTTTAAACGTGGCACTCCCAACAAAGCCGCTAGCATCACCAGCATTGCGGAATGCCGCAGTCTTGAAAACGGCGGTGTTGGAGAACGCGTCAATGAAACGCGAGTTGGTCTGGTTGGAAGTCCAGAAGCCGCGCCCCCATTCGCAATCTGTGCCACCCGGCAGCAGCTTTGCCGCAACAACATTTACACCATTCCGAAGTTGGTTCGTATCGCCATTATTCGCATAGCATGTAACCTCGATACCAAGGGATGCACCCGTTGCAGGCTCAGTTGCATATCCATCCTGAATTTCAAATGTTGCAGCCCATGTCGAACCACTTGAATGTTTTTTGGATTGTGCATAAAGGGCTACATTTTCACCTGCCGTAGCATTGTTATCTAACGTGAATAGGCCAGTCCATTCATACGCAGCCACAGCGCCATCAACAACTTCGGTAGAGGCCTTGAAGGCGGAATTAACATACCCAGGGGTGCCGCCAGTATGGCTTGTAGTACGGCGAACTTCCAATGGCGGTGAATCGGCTGGCTTAGTAGTGGCTTGCCAGATTAGGCTTTGACGCTTCCAACGCCCACCATCATTGGCGACAATGACGAAAAATCCATCGTCAGCACTCGTCGTATCAGATGCATCTAAGTAATATTCGCCGGAACCAATAATGGATGGGGTAACAGTCGGCCCATTCACAAGCGCATATTTTGATGGCGACACCTTTAGAAGATTGCGAATATCATTAACTTTCGCTACAAGTTGGTCTCCACCGCCAATGAACGATGCGCCAGTTGGCAGAGATAAATTCGTGATAGACCCGGAAAGTGTGTCGAAAGATGATTGTGAAGCACTTGTTTCAACAACCTTATCCCAAATTGTTACCCCGAAAGCGTCTTTGAGTATCTGCCGATAAGTCCCTAGCCCCCAAATTACCGCACGACCAGCAGCATCCAATGGGACAGGATTGATGTTAAGCACTGTAAGATCTTTGTCTTGCCATGTGTTTTTTGGGGTCGTAGTATTGGGGATATAGAAGGCGACAGTTCCCAGAGCCAAAGGTTTCCCGTTGTCGTCGAAAAACTGCTGTTCACCATTTTGCATTAGGCTCGACATTCTTAACTCCGATTATCATGTCAAATTACGTTATCTGGACGCCAATTATCATTTATTGGGCTTGGTGTTTCATTGATGGCTTCCTATCAGCGCGATCCTTCAACGACAACAGGCTGCCGATTCAACTGCATGAGGGAACCGACAGCGCCTGGTTGCATCAATCCTTGGATTCCCCTGGAAACTTGAAGACGTGGACTAGTACTACGGGCTGCATTCTGGAGAGCCGCGATCCCTTGAGGTGAATTCAACATCATATCTGTAATGTTCTGGGCAATCTTCTGGTTCTGTTGCTCAAGTAATGAATTAAACATACGACCAACGCCTGCTCCAATAGGAGTTCCTGCGGCGGCCCCCATTGGGCCACCAAGCAAGTACCCCAGTCCGGCCCCTCCTGCGCCACCAATTGAGCCAGCTGGAGCATTAGCAGCAAAAGAACCAATCTTCCCTGGAAGAGCATTTCGAAGCATATTTTGCATTGCCAGATTTTGGCCAGTTGCAGACCCCACGGATTTCCCGGCTTGAGTTTGAGACTGTCGCAACAAATCATCACGAATCGCAGAAAGCGCCGTGATTTGGTCAGGTGTTACGTTTTTCGCTGTTGATAGGCCAGGCTTAGATTGCGCTTTTTGAAGACCGGCTAATGCATTTTGGATTTTAGCCAGCGTAACGTTCCCTTGTGCGTCAACCAATCGCAAAGATTGCAAATATTGCATTGCATCAATTGGCCCAGACTGCGACGCAAACTGAGCGCGAGCATTTGCATAATCTGGAATCGCCTCGTCCATCATCCCCACAAGCTTGTCCTTGATCCCCAAAATGTTTCGTGCTTTTCCAGTTTCACCGGAACGCATAGCTGAATCAATCTGATCATCCAGTGCTTGCTTTACATATTGCAACCCACGACCAGATACATACGTCTCCCGGAGTTGATCAGCAGTTTGCCCCCCTACTCCAGAAAATGGAGCAGAACGTTCTATGGTTCTTTCTATCGAAGCTACTCCTTGATTTTTTGCCATATCTTGCGCTTGCTTGAATGCAGATTGGAACGCAGGAGTTTTTTTCAGTGTTTGATATACAGTGTCCGAAGTCGGGATACTCACATTTGTAGACAAGTAGTTATCGGCAGCTTCTGCGGCCCTCGACAAACGAGCCGCAGAAAGTTGTTCTGGAGTTCCGACAATTTCACCTAATGCAGATAGACGTGCCGCAGCATTAGATGCTTCACGTTCTGCAAATGCATTAGGATTGAGGTCGCGCATAGTTCGCTGGAGAGTAGCAATTCCTGGATTATTTGTGGCTTCTGCCAGAGTTGGAATTGATCCTGGAACCATTTCTGCAGTATTCATTGCCACAGGCGCGCCTTGGGCTGCATTACGAATAATATTTTGTGCAATTTCTTGCTGCCCAGCTTCTGTAAATGGTTGCTTTAAACTACGATATAGATTTGCTCCATATCTCCCAGCAGCACCAAGCCCAGCACCAATCACAGGAACAGCGCCACTAATTGCCGCAGAAGTACCAATATTGTCAGGGCTATAGACTGCCCCCATGCCGGCGCCAGTAATCGCACCACCAGCAGCACGCGCCCCTAGTCCTGCCAATCCAGAAAGACCACCAGAGCTAGCGCCACCAGTAGAAATTGCTTGAATAAATGGTGCGGCAACAGATTCAGCGCCGATAGTCCGAGCAGCGACATTACCAACTGCGCCAAGACCTTTGGCCGCGGCAGCACCTGGCGCGACAGTGCCAACGATTTGACCGCCAACATTGGCAATCGGAGCAGCGGCCATGTAAGGCGCGTTTTCAGCTTCAAGCTTAGCACGGCCTTGTGCAGCGTCATTTATCAGCCATTGGCCAGCTTGTGCTAGAGGGCTTTGAGGACGTTGCCCTGTAATCAAACTTGAAAGAGTGGGAGTAGTTGGAGTCTGATCGAATGCCCTTACTACTGCCTGCGCTGGATTAGTGACAGCCTCTACTAATCGTCCAGCAACAGGATGATTAGCAATAAATTCTTCTTGGGCTTTTAGTGCCTTCCCGTACAAGCTCTGAAGGCCGAGCATGCCTTCGCCAAATGCTTTGCCTGCACCTGCACCAGCAGATTGCAGAGAGCCAAGGAATCCGGGAGTAGGCTGTCCAGCAGGCGCAGCAATGGGCGCAGCAGTTTGTTGTGGTGCAGCTTTAGTATCTTGGCGAGTCATCGCCTGGAAGATCGCATCATCCGATTGCGTGCCAGGTTGTGCCGCACTTTGCTTTGGAGCGCCACTCATCGCAGCGAAGATATCCTCGTCGCTCTGGGTATTATTGTTCGCGCTAGAAGGAATCCCAGGCAGATTCTTCGGCTGATTCACGCGGCTAAGCACAGTTTGCGCATAGGCTTGCGTCTTTGGCCCCCAGTTCGCTTGATCCGTTCCTCCATGGTAGGCGTGCAGGGCATCCTCAACGTTGCCATAGCGCGTCAGATTCTGGTCAAGCAGTTTTGCCATGGCGGGGATGGCTTCTGCTGGATCATTTGGGTTCTTTACGCCAAGCGCAGCAGCAGTTTGTGGCAAAAGCTGCGCAATGCCCCGGGCCGCGCCATATTTGGTAGGCGGTCCTTTGGCATTCGGATTCCCGCTGCTTTCGGTGCGAATTACCGCCTGCAAAAGAGCAGGATCGATGTTGTACTGACGTGCAGCAGATTGGATCAGATCGGTGTAATCAGCCATTATTGGCCCCCTGGCATTTCAATAACTCCGCTACGCACTAAATTGCCAAGATTTCGTTTAAAAGTAGTCAACTCTGCCGGCTTCATGCGACTGATGAAGGCCTTCTGCTGTGGCGCACTCATGGATGCATATACGAATGCGTCAGGGCTTACTTCTTTGTTCCATTGGGTCTGCCATTTGTTGAATTGGTCAGGCGGAACTCCCGAGTTCTGGAAGGCATATGCCTGAGCCTGCCGCATCTTCTCAGCAGCAATCGTCTTGGTGAGGATATCCTCGTTCGCCATGCTGGAAATTGCCGGGTTGGCGTTGCCAGTCAGGGCAGCATTCAGACGTGCATCAGTTCCTCCACCAAGGCCAGCAGAGACGCGATTGCCATACTGAACCATGATTTTCTTGAACTCGTCATAGTTCTTAATATTGTCAGGGTTCAGGCCGGCAGCACGGGCGATATCGCCAAGACCTGGCGTTGCCGCGATCAGGGACTTGGCATTGTTTCGCCATTCAGTCCCCGGGCCAGTCGTGATGCTCTTCAATGCGTCACGGGCTTGGTTCAGCAGGTTGATACGCATCGGCGCGTCTCCAGTGCTATCCACCAGTTCCTGCGCAGCCTTAGCTGAGCCTTGAGCCTGTGCAGTGGCGCCAGCAGTTTGTCTCGCCTGTTCAGCAGGGGACAGGCCAGCTTGAACGCCGCCCATCGGCACATCAGACTGCGCTTGCATTGGGTTCTGTATGCGCCCCGTATAGCCTCCTGCGCCCTGCTGCGGAGTTTTTCCAGCACCAGCCGCCATATTGGCAAACTGCTGCTTGGTGATCGAATATGGCGTTCCACTAGGAGTAGTAGCCTGCACAGGCGTTGCTGCCTCGCCTGGCGTCATCGTATTGAGGAATCGACCGGTGACTGCCGGCTGCCCGGTCATCGGGTCAATCGCCATAACTTCGGAGGTCCCGCCAGTGTTCACGACTTGAGTTTGCGGAAGCAGTGCGCGAATCTTCGCTTCACCACTCATCGAGTTCAGGAAATGCTGATTTACCCATGCTGCCTGCTCTTGCGGAGTCTTGGGAATATTTTGCAATTCCTGAATCGCCTGATTCACTGGAAGTGTGCCGGCTTGAACAGCACCAATGATCGTATCTTTGATCTGGGCGCCCATGTCTTGCTGGCCGAATCCAGGCGCAGCACGAAGAGAACCGATTCGGTTTCGGATATCAGTCTGCTGCTTTAATGCCAAGTCTAGCTTGGAAGTATCAAACTGCACTTGCTGATTACGTTGCTGGGCGATCTTGCCCATGAACTCAGGCAGGAATGCAGCGGCAGGACTCTGGCTCACCAAAGCCTGAAGCTTGCCGAAATCAGTTTCTCCGGTAGTCGGGTCGGTAGACTGCTTGTAGGCATCAGAAATGATCTGATTCGCCTGCAATTGCTGTTGACGCGATTGGAGGCCTAGCAAGCCGCCAGCGGTCTGCATAACGCCCTGAACATCAGGCCCAGCATAGGGCTTAATTCCAAGCGGGATAGTTGGGTCTAATGGTGGCATTTTTTACTCCAAAACTTTACGCGTATCCGGCAAATTGATCGCCCATTCCGAACCCATTCCCAGTGTCGCCGCCATAGATACCGCCAGACGAACTAGGGGCAGCAACACTCGGATTATTCCCACGCAGCATTGCATAAAGCATTCCGCTATTGCTCAGGCTTCCAAGTCCTGCATTGATCGCATTAGCGCTACCGATTTGGCCGGCTGCTTGTGCATTTGCTGCGCCAGCCATCAGATTGCCAATATTGGAACCAGTTTGAATACCAGCGTTGCCGACACCAGCAGCAGCATTTTGACCAAGACCAGCTAGGGCGGCCAAACGGTTAGCTTGGTCAGATGCAAGGCCATAATTGGCAGTAAATTGCTGCAATGCCCGGTTGTATTGATCGCCATAGGTCTGATTTGCTAAGCCAGTGGCATATTGCATCAAACCCTTTTCCTGCGCTCCAGACAGTCCAAGACCTTGCGCTGAGTTCTGATTATTCATTGCCTTGAGCGCCTGCTGCAAGGTGAATTGATAACCTGGCGTATTTTCCAAGTCAGAAGGGTTGAAGCTGAATGGCGTGTTAAGTCGATTCGCTAGTTGACCAATTGGGCCGCTAGTATTACCACCCGGCAGACCTAGAATCCCCATCAACCCACTAAGACCAGCTTGCCCCGCCTGCATATAGGGCTGTAGATTCCCTTGCATCTGCTGGAACTGCTGCATTTGCAGTTGAGAAGCACGATCAGCCGCCGCAGCTTGTGTATTTGCTGCGGATTTTGATGCATTCGAACTCATTGCTGAGCCGGCCAAACCAGCAACTGCTGACCCAATCCCTACCGCCGCTGCAACCATGATCAGTCCTCCAGCCACATTTCATATGTTTTTTCTACTGGCTTGAATCCAAGATATTCAAACAACGCCGAAGCATCATGCTCTACCTTGCTTCCAACCGCCCAACGCATCACTTTGCGCCGTTTCAATTCTTCTTTGACAAACTTGAACATCTGAATCGCTGTCCGGTTGCCTCGTTTCGTCGGTTCGACATAGAAAATATCAGGCGAGCAGGTAAGACAAGAACGATAGTGCAGCCCAGGCGCGATGAAGCAGACGAAATAGGCAGAAATAATGCCTTTCTCACGGCCAATCACCATCATCAAAGTCCCGTCCAATTCTCGCGCCCGATACGCTTCAACAATAGGATCAAGCGAGACATTATGGTCTTTGTGCGTGGAAATCTCCTGGTAATGCATTTCCAGCAAAGGCCGAAGCTCTGCATACACCAAAGAAAACGGCTCAATCGAGAAAGTAATCATCGAGAAGTCCTGATATCCACAACCATACTGATGCGATCTGCACCGCTGTTGTTAATTACCTCATGAGTCTGACTGTTATCGAACCAGAAGCAATCACCAGTCAGCATATTCAATTGCTCGTCCCCGCATTTCAGAATTGCTCCTGGAAGTCCTTGCAGGACAACATGGAACCGCGTGTAATACCGCGTTTGCTCTGGGGTATCAGCATGCGGGAAAATGCGGCCTCCAGGAACAATTTTGTTGATCATCACCCGGCCTAGCCTCTCACCAGCAACACGTGCCATAAGATTGCTCACGATTCCGCGAGCTTCATGCAGAATCTTATAGGCTGGGTAATCAATTGCTTCGTATTGGTCATGACCAGCTAATTGATTGGCCTTATACAGTTCGATCTGTTCTTCTGTCAGCCCTTCCACCTTCTCAGGGAAGCGAAGCATAATAGTTTCAGTCTCTCCGAATGGCCCTTGCGGATAATGACGCAAGAATGTGTCTTCTTTCCACAAGTCAGGGCGTCTCTTGATTGCCAGGACAAGCGGATTTACGTCAACGCCATTCGCAAGAATGTGAAAGTTCTTCATTACCGCAGACCACCAATCTGGTACACCTGGCTTGCAGTTGGCACAATAGGCGATGCCGTTGCATTCACAAAGGTGATAGCGATCTGATTGGCGGCACTTGCGCGTACGCCGGCAATACCGAGGCCTGCTTGTGCGGTCGGTTTGTTCACGAACAGTACGTCACCTACAGCTACGCCTGCGACCGTAAATGTTTGTTCAGCAGTGGTGTTTGCCGCAACAGAAGCAGGGCTCAGTGTCGCGGTGGTATGGTACATGCCAGTGATTGCGGTAGATCCCGCACCTTGCATGGTGAGTTTAGTTGCCAGAATTTCGTCAGTTGCTACGCCAAGATAGTTCATGATTTTCCCTTTTAAGAGCCGGATTGTTCGTAAACACCACCTGCAATAGTAATCGAAGTAGCTGCACCTGCAAGTGCTTGAAGTGTCATCCCTGGATCAAGCTGTAATCCAATTGCTTGCGGCGGGACATATGTCTGATTACCTGGGATGGTATATGGGCCAGTAATCTGATTAGTTACAACAGCAGATCCTGCTGATGGTACGCGATATAGTGTGATACTGACAGGAGTAGCAGTCGTATTCGTGAACGAAAGGTTGTTAACCGTCGAAGTCGTCAATGCCGGTGCCGTGTAATACGTTGCCGCCGAGGTAGTCAATTGCGCCGCCGCAATAGCTTTTGGTACGCGAATCCTTTTATTCTCCTATCTTGGAAGTTGAGCAATCATTATTCGGCTTGAGATACTACTTACTGTGGTTGTCGAATTCCCGCTGTTCTGCAACACGACAAATTTCATAGTATCCCCTACGGCCAAATCAACTATTTGAGCAATCGGCCCAGTATTGATCGACATGGTTGTTGCATTTTGGCATATCGTGCGGCAAGTGCCTACAGATGACCCATTTTTGAAAACGCTAATGTTAGCTTGCTGCCCGACTGCGGTCCATGCTACAGAATTAATATCGATGTTGCCACAGATTAGATATTGATCTGCCACTGACGCGGTAAACACGCCTGTTACAGCGTTGAAGTTGCCGCCTGGGTCAAGCCGTTTTGTCCAATTTGTAATATCTGTTGATGTCAAATTAAGTAGCGTTTGTGAGGTTGGACTATCTGCAATAACTTTTGCATATGATCCTGTCGTAATTGGCGAAAAGATCATCTCTGGCAATGCAGCGTCAGGGATAATCGGAGTATGAAGCATTTCAATTAATGACGGATCGGCCAATCTTGGCGCATATAGCTCTTCAACAAGAGCCTGCCCTATCCCCATAGCTTGCAACATCGCTGTTATATCGTTGAAGGCCGGCGCATCTGATGCAGGGATTGGTGCTATCAAGTCTTGGAACGTTTGCGGCAGCGATGAAGGATCAAGCGCCAATGCTGGAACATCTGGATAAATTGCCTCTACCGTACCCTCATTGCCACTTGTCCCGCCTGTACGATTGAACAATTCCAGGAAAAATCGCCACCAGATTTCGCTGATGCGCCCATCTGGCCCAGCCAATGGCGCTATTGGCAATGGGATATTTGTTGTCTGCGCGCTCATTGGTTAGCCTTTATAAACTGAATAAATGCCCCATTGAGAGCCGTTTTAGCTGGGGTTGACCAAGATAACTCAAAGACACGATCCCGCGCCATCCCCAAACGCTGGAATTGAACAGAACGCAAGTATTCCCCTTCCTTGCCAAGATCAGACGCAATAGGATTCCCCCAACTTGCCCCCTTCGTATCAGACCATCGAAGAAATACGGGAGTCGAATTCCCAGAATCGCCCTCTCCAACTTGGAAATCGCCAATGAATTCCCGATACATGATACGACTACCATCATCATCAACCACATGAGGAAATCCTCGAATACGAGATATTGGGGCGCCATCATCGGTGCCGGCACTTGGATCAATCACATATAGTTTTCCATTTTGCCAGTCGCCAACCACTGCTTTGCCATAGGCGAAGGCAAAGCAATTTGCACGATGACGGTTCAACTCGCCATTAGCATCTGTCCAGTTCCATTCAAACCACTGTTCTGTACTAAGGTCATATACCCAAGTCTTATTTGCTGCCGGGAAAGTCAATACGTACCAGAAGTGCCCATCAATCTGCATCGCGAAGCCCTGCGCATCACTAACAATCGGATAAGACTGGAAATCCTTCTCAATCGCATGCGTACTAATGCGCTTGGCGTCGTAATTCTCACTTTTTACAACGAGACATTCACCTTGTGGGGACTGGCTTAACCAATAAACTTGTCCATCCATGGTCGCGGCCGATGCAGGCGCAATGCATCCGTGCTGAATGAATGCCCCTGGCATACGCGCAAATGGGAAAGCTGTACCGCCTTGATTAAACCATACTTCACTGGTGACAGTGCCAAGCAAGTAGATATAGCGCTTTGTAATTGCCAATGTTATTAGCTTGTCTGCATAGCCAGTCTTGGCGGCAAAATCCGTAGCATCGAAAGATGCTTGGAAATTCAGCGAAATATAGAATTGCAATGTGTCAAATCGTGGCAATACAAAATAACCGTCTTCGAATTGGACAGTCTTACCACCATAAAATCCTGGATCGGTGATGGTAGAGAAAGAATTCCCCGAAAGGCCAATCGTGTACCCATTGGGGCTGCCATCTACGAGAAGAAGGGTAGTGCCATTGTCGGACATCGTCACCGGGCCTACAGCCGTTCCAATTGTCCCTAGTGCAGTTAAACCCCATGAATCCGATATTACATACACTGTGTTGCCACATACGCCATATAACTTCGCGTTATTTGCCATGTACAGACCACGCCAGACGTTTTGCGCAGCATTAGCAACTAGAGTTAGTCCAGGCGTTGGATAATGGGTTGTTGGAAATGGCGAATCTTGAGGATTCCGTTCCATGTACAAATTCACACAGCGCTGAGCCGATGCAATGATTGACTTTGCTGTATAAGCGCCAGTGATGAGGGGAACTTTAGCCATTTAATTGCTCGTCCCAACATAGAAGTCACCATAAATATTGTAGTTGCCTGGCTTGCTTTGAAGCTGAGTCGGCATCTGCAATCTTGGGATCTGCGCATTCGTATCATGAATGATGCGCAAAGTGGCCTCGGCTTTTTTTGCCACAACTTCATTCACTGGCAACCCGTACATTGGGTAAAGTTCCAGCGCCAAGTTATACATCAGTGCGGCCTTGTATTCTGGTGGTAGCGTGATCGTATCGGCCAGCGTATTGAACTGCTGCAATTGCTGCATGGTAGTAATGAAAATCTCATACTGATTGTTTGGCACAGGCCAGATGTAGAGATTCCCCAGCGGATTGCCACTGTCATAGAACGCATATTGCGGGAAAGCATTTAGCGTCTTGATGCCAATGCGGTTGTAGTCCTCTTTTGCGCGCAGGATCGTCAGGTTGTAATCGACTGGCAAAGGCGTGCCGCTTTGCATGCGGAAAAATGCCGACTCAATCTTATTTGGGCGTGGAATATTGAAATCACCGCCTGGCCCGACCGTGTAGGACAACGCGCCATTAGCCACTTTGCTTGTGGTGATCAGTTGATAGACGATATAACGGCGGCGCTGCCATTGTGCCATCATCATATTCAACAGGTTGAAAGCATCGGCGGAATCTTCCGCGCTGGCCGTTTGACCGACACCAAGAACATTCGCCATCTTGAGGGCCAGCACAATGATATCGCCTGGCGTTGTCGGCATCGGAACGGACATGCTTTACTCCTTAAAAGCTGCGACTTTCTCCCGCAACTTGTCAGTTTTCGTAGCTGGGTGGACTTTCATCCCCAACTCTTTAGCCTGTGCCAGGAGCATTTCGCGCTCGTCTGGCTCACTCTTTGGCATGACGCCCAGCAACGCATTCTCTTCGTCTTCATTGGCCACAAGAACATCTTTACCATGGGCATTCACCCATTTCGGATATTCCTGGTGGACATACTCAGTCTTGAAAGTGCGCGCTAGGATCATGTCAAAAAGGGAGGAGCCTGGCGACCCCTCCAAAAACCCCGTCAGAGGATTAGGTTACATAAAACACTATCGGTACACCGTCATACAGCGTCCGCGACGCATACCGACCATTCAGGACGGATCGCAGCGAAGCCGTACAGAATGTCCAGACGCGTAATCAGGCTATCCGACATAACGTCGTATGCCTCGATCATACGCAGGCTAATACCGTCAAACTCTGCACGGGCAGCTTGCACCACGCCGGAGGTTGGCATTTCCAGATCGGCAGTTGCCATGGTAAAGGCTTCTGGGTAGAACGCCAGGTTCTGGCGGTACTGGCTACCAGCGGGCGCCACCAGCGAGATTGCAGCGCTGTTTGCTGGCGAAGCGGTCACGGTGTTGTAGGCGGCTGGGGCCGGCACGATTGCTGGGTAGATCGGGATCGAGGTTGCGCCCGATGCCACATCAGCAGTCACCACGAATTGACGCAGAGCGCCTTGATCCAGGCCGGTCAGTCGGTTGATGGCATTCACGCCTGCGATGGTGATAATGTCGCCCTTCTTCAGCGTACCGGTAATGGCGTTGGTCACCAGCGTATTGCCGGTCTGGCTTGCGCCGTTCACAGTGCCAGCGGTGAAGGTGCCGACAGTGTGAATCAGGGTGGTTTGGTCGTAGTACCAATCGAAACCCAGGGTATCCTTGGTGATCATGCCGGTTTCGTATTGGCCGGCAATCTTCTGCTGAGGATTGAACAGGCCAGCCAGGCCAGCGACAGTACGTGCTTGGGTACGTGGATCCAGAATGATCTGACGATCCATGCGCGGCGCCAGGTTGAAGTCCAGCGAGGCGCCAGCATCCAGCCAGGTGCCAGCGTCAGGGCTGACGATCACGCCGCCACTCGACTTGAATGACAGGTTTGCCGAGGCATTTGCCAGGTTCATCAGGTCACCAGCCACCGCAGCTGCCAGACGGTTGACGGCAGGAGCCAGGATACGCTCGCTGAAATCGTCCAGGGACATGGTTTTTTCGGCGGTGCCGAAGGAAACCGGGACGTTCTTCTGAGTGGCGACAGTCAGGGAAGTGTTTTGCTCGTTGGTGCCTTGCGGGGTGATCGCGGCGCCAGTGTTGACCACGTAATCATTCGGCAGGCGGATACGCAGGGTGTTGCCGATCTTGGCACCAGTGCGGGCGAATTGGTCGTCGTATTGACGGGACACACCACGCAAGAAAGCGTTGGTCTGAGTGAACAGACGAACCGCTTCATTGGTGATCATGTCAATAGTTAGGAGGGAATTGCTCATGTTAAGTAGCTCCGAAAGGAAAAACAAGGAATGCAGATTGCTCTGCGCTGCTCGTCTCTGCCCTCTGGAGACTACTTAACGGGCCATACCAGCGATTAACGGTTCGCTTCTACCTGCCCGACAGTTTAGGCAACAATAATGCCAAATGTCAACGCTTACGAGCGTTATTTGCACGCCAGGCAATCCATGCCTTGGTATCTTTCGGGCTAGGCTCGCCATCTGGGGAGTTGCCGCGTGCGCCATCCAGCGTATTCAGTGGAGCTGGCGCGGAAGAAATGGGCTTCGAGTACTGTTTCGCAGCTTTTGGGGCCAATTCAGAGATTGCCAGGGCCATTTGAACCGGTGGAAGCTGGGCAATGCGCAGTGCTTCGTCAATATTGGCAGTGTCGCCCAGATAACGCACCACCGACTCCGAGCCTTTCACACTGGTCAGGGCATCAATAAACGGCTGCCCACCTATGCCAGCCATTTGCAGGTGAGTAACAGAGCGGTCGAAATCTTCGCCATACTTCTCCCGGCCGGCTGCCTCGATGCTTTGCATGCGCTCTTGCACGCGCTGCTGGGCAAGACGCTCGGCAATACGTTGCTCAGCCAGGGAATTCACCAGTTGCTCAACGCTGGCATTGTTCAGCGGCATTTGCGTGGTGTCTTGTTGTGCTTGCTGCTGGGTATTGAACTGCGCCAGTTGCGCTTCAAGCTGGGCTGCACGTTCTTCCGCTGCACGGCGAGCGGCGGTCAACTCGCCAAATCGGCGCATGATACCGTCCGGTAGCTGCCCACCATTTTCTTGCGTGGTTGCCTGCTCGGCTGCTGGCGTGGTTGTGGTTTCGGCTGCTGGCGCCACTACTGGCGCTGCTGCTTCTGTACTTTGGACTTGATCAGTCATGATTTCCTCTTAAGTTGACGGGATAGAAGGTTGCATTTGTTGTTGTGTGTTGCCAAGATCGGTTTGCACCAGACCTGCGGCATATGCTTCGGCGCCGTTTAGATTTCCGGACGGGCTCTGCAATGCCAATTGTGGCGCACTTAGGGCATCTTGACCAGTCTGAGTACCCAACATGGCAATCATTTCAGGCGGAATTGCCATCAGAAGCTTGCCGAGTCGGTCAGTTTCAGCTTTAAACGCAGCAATCGCGCTCTCGCGTTCGTTTTCCATGCGGATAGCCAGGTGATTCAATGCATCCATGTCTGCACGCTGCTTAGCGATCGATTCGGCAGTATCTTTCGAGTTCAGCGCCTCTTGCAACTGCTGGATCATCTGTACAGCCTGCTGCAATTGCTGCTGTAGCTGTTGCTCGGCAGGGCTTGGGCCATCGCCGCGAATGTCAGCAGGAATCCAGTTGCGGATACGCTCTGCAATCGCGTCAGACATTGGGAAATCGCCCATCTTGGCGAACAGGTCGCCGATAACCTGGGCAAGCGCCGGCACGCCAGTGATGAGGCCCTTCATTGCTTCAAAGGCTTCTTCGCGCTTGGTTTCGTAGTTCGGGCCAGACTTCGCCACCACGTCATAGGTGCCGACTGTTGGATTGAAGATCGACCGGATAATGTTCTCTTTCTGGTCTTCTTGCTGCTGGAGAGCCTGCTTTGCCTTCGGATCAATGACGATTTCCGACTGCTTGCCATCGTCGCCCATGATGCGAATGATGCGCTTGGTGTCGTAGACCTTTGGGATTAGGTCGATAAGCTGCTTGCCGCAGTAACGAATGGCGTTGTTCCAGTTGTCTAGGTAATGGAAAGTGGCCCGCTCGCCCTGCTCTCTGCGGTTATCGATGGCAATGCCGGAATATTCCTGCCCCCTCGCGCCGAAAGTGGCGTCGTACTGGCCGCTTGCCATCATCATTTCCATGGATGCGGCCTGCATGCCTACGGAATACGCTTCTGCTGCCTGTGGTGGCTGTTGGCGCTGTGGTGGAGGGATCGGATTGCCATTCTCATCGGCATGGTTGAACGGCAGATAGGCGTGGTTCTGGCTGTTTGCTGTGGCCCAATAGTTCTCAAAGCCTTCAATGGCCTCGACTGGTGCCAGATATGGCATTTTGCCTTGTAGCCCGCCAAATTCCACCTGCGCCGAGGTATTGTAGTTGTACATGCGCTGTGGGTCTTTCATGTAGCGCACAAGGCCCTTGCGATCCATGCGCCCGTCGATGATTACTTCTTCACCCACCACACGGATGATTGGGATGTACTGGCCGGCCCAAGTAGAACGCTCAAGAATCTTGTCGCCCGCGATCAGATAGCACTTCACTTCGCGTTTCGTTACCTTGCGCGCCTGAATGTGCTGGCCGCTCTTGCGCAGGTCATCCAGCAATTCGTGCTGCTCGTCGGTCAGGTCAGACTCGCGCATAAGATTGTGACCGTCGCTGCCGTCAGGGATGGCATACATCCATTCCTTGGACTCTTCCACCTCGTAATATTCTGCCACCCGCACGCGGTCTTTCGTCAGCCAGCCACTGGAAGTCATGCTGCCCATCGAGACATTTACAGGTGCGTCAGGGTATTTCTTCTCGAAAACATCGCGGTCCATGTCGTCATAGACGAAACACCAGCGCGAATCCGAGCCATCGCGGCGCTTCGGAGGATCCATGTAGACAGCCAGCGAATCGGGGATCGGGCGAATGAAAATCTCTTGGTCGAATCCGTTGTCATCAGCATATTCAGTCACCAAACGCCAGTATCCAATGCCTCCGCCTACCTGGTTCTCTGCGGCAATAGCGTAGGCGGTCGAGGCGTCCGAGGCGTACTCGATGTGCCGAATGACCGACTCATAGACCTGTGCGGCTTGGTAGGTAGCGTCTGACCCCACAGGGTGAACTTGGATGCTCGGGCGGTTGCTCTTAGCTTGGTTGACCACATGCAGCCAGTGCGTGTGCGTCTTGTTGACCGTGAGCATTGGCTGATTCTCTTGCAGACGACGGGCGCGCACTGCTGCCGGCCACTGGTCTTGGTTGTCCGAGTCAGCGAATAGAAAGCGCATGTCATCAACATACAGTTGGCGCGCTGCACGCTCCCACGATACCGCCTTGTCGAAGTTGTCATGCGCCCGGCTGATGATCGCCTCGTCGGCCTTTTCGCTCTTGCTCTTGCGCTTTGGTTGTTCTTTGTATGCCATTTTAGTCACCTGTCCACGCGTCTTGAATTATGAATTGTGGATTGTCATCAATCCAGATATCAGGAAGCAGACCAAGAGAAGCGCAAAATGGTTTCTTAGCTTTGCGATTCGTGCAAACAATGCGAATCCCTCGCATATCGTCCTTTATTCTCGCCCATTCCTCATTACTTCGCATGGTAGCGATGATTATCTCATGCCCTTCTTCTGCTACTTTGCCAATAAAAGCATCCCAGAAGTCAGGGGCACGCGTATAAGTGTCGTCGTAGTCAAGAGCTATTAGCATATTCACATCCATGATCCGCCACCACGCGGCAGCACAAGAGGCCGCTTTGCTGGCCGTTCGATTGTTTTTGTCTTTGCTTCTCGCAGCGCTACAGCCATGTATCCGAATGCATCGGCAGCATGGCTGGCCCAGTCGTGCAATGGTTCTTTACTGAAATGCTTTGTCTCATCGTCAACAGCATAGCGATAGTTCCGCAAGGCATCAAGCCCTGGCTCGCATCGGCGCTCATCCACATAGATCAGTGGGAACAGCAAGCGAGCGGCTTCGATGCGCGTATCGATCGACGTTTTAGGGACCGTTCTTGTCTTGAATCCTGCCTGGCGTAGCTGCTGGGCGACGGTGCGCTCTGCGGCCAGCAGCTCATTGTTGGCGTCATGAGGCAACCAGCAGTCACCATAGACATACTTCTTGGCTTGCAGTTCGACAATATATTCGCCAATATGCTTCTGCGTTCCTTCTAGGTAGTCAATGACGCGGTATTCAAATGGAGCAAGCTGGGCGAACCAGATAGCAGTCTTGTCTGCGCGGCCCAAGTCCCAGAAGATATGTACAGGTTTGCTCGGGTCATATGGCACAGAACGGATGCGGTCAGGCGTGGCCTCACGTAGCTCTTTTGCATACACAGCGCCCATGATCGGAGACTCGAAGCTGCACATGAACTCTTGGTCGAACAGCGCATTGCCCATCACTTCACCGAAGTCACGCACGTACTCAGAGCGCAGTTTGGCCAGTTTCTCCGCGTCGTACTGGCCTGTCTGTTCAGCGGTGATCAGTTGGGCGAAGGCGTCCGGATCTTCCTTGGCGCCCTGGAACGTGGTGTAGGCATGGTTCTTGCCGCGTGGTGTGGTGATGAAAATCTGCCAACCGTTGTTCTCGGCAAGGATTGGTCTGAGATATGCCTTCGCTGCCGGATTGGATAATGCCCACTCCGAATAAACGATGCCCACTGGAGGAGCACCCACCATTGCGTTGTAGTTGTCAGAGCCAAGAACCTGCCAAGTCGAGCCATTGATAAACTCGATGTACATCTCCTGATCATTCTTCTTGCGGCGGATTTCTTCCGGGAAGGCCTCGTCAATACGCTTCTTACCGGTGCGAGGATTGACCGCGTTCCAGATGGCTTTACGGGCCTGCGCAGCCATGGGGAGCATGTGCCAATAAGCGCCTATGCGCTCAAATGCGGCTACTGCGGTGCGATGCAGGGCGATTTCATCCTTGCCGGCGCGTCTACTCCAGATCAATTCGGCATGTTTGCCACCGCGCTCGAGATAGTTCCAAGCTTCTAGCTGGTAGCCCCGAGGGGTCCAGTTATTCGGAAGTCTTACTGTCGCCATCGCTGAATCGTACAATCTGAATCTGCAACGCCGCGCCACCTTCACCCGATACTTGCAGTGGTAGCAGCTTCGGATAGATGGTGCCCCAGAATACGCGCTCGTTCAGCGGATCTTCTTGTACCCATTCAACCAGGCGATCAGGGCCACCAAGCTTTTCAGCAGCAAGTGCGATAGCCTCCTTGGCCGTCTTGGTCATCTTGTTCAGCGAGCCTTTGACTCGGCCCATGCCGGCAGCAGGTGGCTTGCGCTTTTCAGTAGCCCCCACTTGTTTATTGGAGGCATTTGCGCCAGATTTAACACTTTCTTGGTCTAATACCGTATTTTCTGAGCCTTTTGATTGCTCTGAGGTATTTTTGTTACGCGATTCCTCGCCCATGGCTGCCACCTTACACGATCCGTCCGTCTACATGAATGAAAGCCGTAGCACGTGCGCGGCTGGCGTAGCGATGCATGGCGGTGACAAAGCGAGCCATGCGAATCTCTTTGCTGATGGCCTTGGCCAGTTTGCTTTGGCCGATCTGTTTTTGCAGTTCCATGCGGCGCATGAGGTTGTCGGTGTATTTCATGATGATCCTTCTGACGGAGTTTTCTAATGCTTTTGTATTAATTGGCGAGAACTGTTGAGTTCTGCACTAAGATGCCAACCCAACTGGCTGTTGCTGCTACTGCGTTGCTAGTATCGGTACATACTAAATCAAAGTCGTTCTTTTCGGCAACCGTGAAGACTGGATAGCCGTTGCCCGCTTCATGGCGATACGGGAGATTGGAGCCAGTAGAGAGGGCTAGCGGCAAGATAAGCGATCCCGTTGGTCCGCGAATGAAGTTCCGCATCGATACATTGTTCACCGTGGCACCATTATTGCGAAGGATGCTCAGCACGACGGATTCAACAATCAACGTAAAGCCGGCAGGCACAGTGAAAGCTGCTTGGCTGATAATGCCAATACCGCCAATGCCAGGGGCTACCGGGATGATTGCCCGCACAGGACCTGCACTAGCATCGCGCAAATTGATTGCGCCGATGTTGACATTGGATGAGCCTGCCTGGACGTTGATCATGCGGTTGATGCGCAGATACTGATTCACCAGGGGCACAGCAGTGGTGCCGTTCATCGAAACTGTTTCGCTGATCTGGTTATAGCTTGCGTCCAGGCCAGTAATGGAGACTTTCTGAATGCCAGTTCCTGACAGAGTATCAGCAGGGTCAGTAGAGACAATCTCAAGGTTGCGCGCAGACGGAATCCATGGATAAGCACCAGTTCCGTACCAGAATGAAGCGCCAGCAGCGACAGTTGGATTTGTTCCTAGTTGGGCTGATCGAATGCAGCCAGGCACAAGGCCAAGATTGACAGCATGCGCCCAAGGCATTCCGCGATCATGAACTTCATTCGTCGCCAGCGATGCATGGCTTTTACGGAGTTGCCCAAGATTGAACACTATTGCCTCACCCAAGAAGTTTCATTTTGAACCATGCCATTAGTGGCATAGGTGTAGGTCTTCACCCATGTATTCTTACCGTCTGAAATCGTGTCTGTTGCTACAGTTCCGTCCGTGTTGTACGTATAAGCATGGCTCAGAAAAGCAACATCAATCCACGAATTTGCAGATGGGCTGAATACACTTTCACCGCTTTGAATGTAAGCCATGGCGTGCCCTATTTCTTTTTCTTGCCAAGCACTTTGTTTGCTTTGGCGTCAATCTTCTCTTCAGTCGATTTGCTCATGCGTCCAGCGTTGACAGCTTGAGAGGCCCGAGCTTTCGCATTAGCTGCCCGATTTCGAGTGTCTACTGGATAGGAGCGATCAGGCCCTGCAAACTTTGAGTCTGGCAGGGCCTTACGCGCTTTAGCTGTTAGCTTAGCCATGATTTGCCCTTAGGCAGGTGCGCTCACGCGGTTGGCACGGATAGTGCCGTCAGCGGTCATGGTGGATACAGTGAAGGTTGCCTGAGCTACCAAGTAGACAGTGGTGGTTGTGGTGATCGACAGTCGAACGGCCGGCACTTCCTGAGCCATTACAGCAGCAGGAACAGAAGCGGCCTGATTCCATGCCATCGTTGCATCAGAACCAAGACCGTTACCGCCAGCTTGTGGCGACAGGGTTGCACTGGTCAGCGATGCGCTGGTGGTGATGTTGGTAACGCTGGTGGTAGCAGCAGGCCGGAAGTTAATGACGCCCGAGATATCCCAATCGCCAGGAGTCAGCGTGATCGAAGTAATATTTGCGGGAGTAGCTGTCGTCAGTGCGACAGTATTTGCCAGCAGAACGTTGGATTTGACTAGAGTACCCAGATCGGCGGATGCGACACCAAAGAATTTTGGCATGATGGTTTCCTTTAAAGTTTGGTTGCGGAATCTGGAATCGAACCAGAGCCCTCCAGCTTAGGGGGCTGGCGCTCTCCCACTGAGCTATACCGCGTCAGTGAGAGTTACTTGATACCGCGCCCGCCGATGCTCGGAACGCCGTTGGTTTTAACTGGCTCAGCTTTAGGGCCGCTGGGCGGGACTTTACGCATCGAATTTGCCGGGGCGGTGCGGCAGCCTTGCGCGTAGCTGGCGCCTTCTTTGGCGTTGCCGCCCTTGAGTTGCTTTTCCATGGAGGGACTCCTGTCGGTGAGGAATTATTTCCAGCAATCTATCACGACAAGAGCTTGATTTCAATCAAATGATGAGGAAGTACCCGGCACTCTTCGCATAAAGCAGCGTTACTCGTTGGCAAGGAGATGCTCCTGATAAGGTAAAGCTTACACAGGCGCTAACCCTGTGTTATTCCTTGCTGCTTGAAATTGTGTGGTGGCCGGCGCTGATCCCCGGCACACTGGATGAGTGATTTTACATAGCAGCCGCCAGAAACTTACGGCCTAGCACGTCGCCACCAGCTATATTGCAACTCAGGCGCATCAGACTGCGCATTCACCACATGGATGCTGACATGGCCCTGTTTGGCGATTTAAGAGCCTCGGAATGTACCGCGCAGACTCCCATATCAGCATTCATGTAGCGACTGGGATTCCACCAGTCCCGCGCTTATCCCGAAGTTACGCGCTCTCGCAATTGGCCCCTATGGATGGCCCGTAGCGTACTTTCGGCACCTGGTATTCCAGACCAAAATGCGCCAATCACGTTGCTACTCTATCACGCCAGAGCCGACTTTTCCACTTTTACCACTTCAAAATACCATGTACCGTCCTGGCGCTGCTTGGCTTGCTTCTCGGTGATGGTGAAGTGCTCTTGGCCCATAACATTTGGGGCTATTTGGGGTAGTTTTGGGAAGTTCATCGCGGCAATATCCCCATACCTATCAGTGCAGCAAAAATGAAACATCCACTACCGAAGAATAGTCCAAATCGCCCCGGAATATGCGGTGCTGCATAAATCATCCCCGCCAGCAAAAGGAATTGTTCTGTTTTCATTTCTACTCCTTCAGTTATGCCCTATTGGGCGGGGTTGATTTTCAAGTTTTGACAGGTGCTCGCACCATATTTCATAGGCAACCTTTCGCGTATGGCCCAGGGCCTTGTGCCTAATGCCGCATTCGAATACTTTCCCGTTCCAGACAATGCGCGGCTTCTCCGGCTTGCGTCGTACCTCGTTCAGCATCGCGCACCTCCGAAAATAGCGGCGATAAGTGGGCCTCGCTGGATTCCAACCTGCTCTGCCGGCCTGATTTCGATGCGGCGTGGGGCCTTGTCTTTTTCCACCGGCCAGTGCTGGCGAGGTCTTCCTTTTACTGCGCCTGGGCGTGCTCGGCTCTTGCGAACGCCCCAAACTGGCTCAGGGACCGGCAGAAGTTCAGCGCCAGCCACAAGCATAAACTTCCGCTGGGAATTATGATAGAGGGGCGGCAACATGGTCATGCGACCACTTTCCATCAGTTCCCGCAGGTAGGCCTTGGCGGTCTTGTGGGAGCATTCCAGATGCTTGTAGACGTCGAATACAGTCACGAATTTGCGACCGCGGGCGAATTTGATGACCTGATTCAAGCGGGTTATGCCGATGCTAGCGCCTTGGTAGATGCGCTCAGCCATTGTCGCGCTCCTTTGGCATTACCCATACCTGAACAGGAAGTGGCATTCCGCAAAGTGCTTTCACGTAGGCATTGAGCTTTTCAGTGGCTTGGCGATGCCCACTGATAAGGCCATCTTTCTCAAATTTTTCGACTGCTCTCGCCCATGTGTCGGTGTGCCATAGATCGCGATATTCGTCTTCCCATCGACTGGAAACATAAATGTTAAGCAACATTTTGATTTCATATGGGCTCATTATTCTCGCTCCTTCGCCCGCTGGCCGGCCATGTCGCAGTACAGCTTTACCGCGCCAGTGATCATTTCAGCGCAGGCCCACAGCCCCAGCCCGATAAAACTCAGAATCCCGCCCCAGGCAAGAACAGCGCTTGTGTCGAGTTGCATTTCTCTTTCTCCTTGTGTTGTTACTTCAATTCGTACCGCATCGGAATTGCGGCCCTTGTGTCAAGGTATTGCTGCGACGATGGCTCAAACCAGAAGCCAAAGCGCCCTTCAAATTCACCATTACGCTGCTTTTCGCACACAAGCTGCGCATTGAACATGGCCGCTTCGTCGTCCTCTGCCTTCTTGTCACGCCAAACGATGAACACGTTGTCAACCTGATCGGTGATCGCGCCGGCACCCTTAATGTCGAACTTCCCAGGGGCCTTGTGCTCGCTTTCACCTTTGCGGACGTGGTGCACCAGATGCACATGCACGTCGTTTGCGTTGGCGAAGGCGCACAGTTCGTTGACGAAGTCTTTCTGCGCGTTGTAGTCGTCCTCACCCTTGACGCATTTCATGAGGCTGTCGATTACGAAATGCTGGATGCCGAAGTGCCTCTTGGCATAGCGCATAACTGCAATGACTTTGCGCCACTCGACCGCGCCAACGTGGTCATAAATCCAGAGCCGGTCATCTGACCATTTCGCCATGTGCTGCAAAAACAACACGCTCGGCTTGCTTTCTCCAAATGCCTGGCGGCTCATGCGCTGCATCTGGCGGACTGGCTTCATTTCGAACGAAGCCACCATGACACGCTGGCCCTGCTTGCAAAGGTCTAGCGTTACCTGCGACAGAAACATGGACTTGCCGTGGCCGTTAACACCGGCCCACAGGCTCACCTCGCCAGGCCGGAAGTGCACCTTGTCCATGGTCTTTTGCCAAAGCATCGTAGGGCAGCGCAACTCGGGCTCTTCCGAATGAAAAGCATTGATTGTGTCACTCAGCCAATGCGAGGCAGGATGAACCTCATGAGATTCTGTTTCCTCCATGTAATCGGAGAAATCG